TGTCGGGTGGCACATCGCGTGCGACGACGGCGAGCTCACTGATGTCCGGTGTCCGGAGCTGCCCCGCGCGATGGCCAACTCTGGAGTCAGCGTCTCCCCGTCAACCGTCCAGGCGGCACAGACCGGAGATCTCAAGACGATCCGCATGCTGGCGGCAGCATCCGCACTGGCACGTGCGGCTGACTTCAGTGGAATCCTCCCTACGGTGTCGTGGAAGTACAAAGCCTTTGCCGACGGCTGCAACATGTACGACTTCGCCGACAGGGAGATGAGCTACCGAGCATTCGGCGAGGAGGGGCACAACGCCTGCAATATCCGCGACATTATCGACGAGCGGAACTCTCTCGTCAGCTGCGAGGAGGAGCAGCAGACACTTGACAAGCTTGGCTACAATGCCACCAACGACGAGCTGATGACGTTCTCGGAGTACATCTGGGATCTCGAGCCAGCCACATTGACCGCGTACGACGCGTTCAGGGAGTCCCTGCCTGGGACATGGAGGATGGTCGCTTGAAGAATGCAAAGCGCGCCCGGCCACCAGTTGGCCGGCCGTGTTGCGGATCGATTTACACGCAATTCATTCTTTCCTAATTAGAAGGGGAGCGTAGGGCAAGATAACGGCCCCGCGGGAGAAGTACACAACTCACAGCAAAACCGGTTTACCTGTCGCCGCCCGGAGTTGCACTCATAGAAGGACCTGAGTGTTTGCCGCTCATTTTCCAGCTGAGCGGCTGGTGTACGCCTTATTCTTTTGCCTGCTGCCACGAGCAGGTGGAAGCCTGGTGCTGGGGACGGGACCCAGCTGAGGTGAAGGCCAGCAGGGGGGGGGGATTGGGTACCCCTAGAGTTTAGCCAACTTTAACCCCTGTGCTACGAGTCGGGCCGGTCCGTGGCTTAATTGTCAACAGTGGCCACATGCTGGTAACGGCATGTCGGTTGCAACCCGACCTTGCAGATGGTTGCGAACCCGAGGCGCGGCGGATCCGCGCTGGTGTTATATCTTCACAGATGAATCATGTTGTGGTGGAGGAGGTGACAAGGAATAGCCGACCGTAGGTAGCTTGCCCTCCATCATAGCGTGAAGATTGCCCGTTGGGACATCTCTGTTTTTGGCATCGCCCTTTGTGAATAAGTGGACATTGCGTGTCTTCTTGGATTCCATGTTTTCATGTTTTTCTGCTTACTGCCCCTAACAACCTATCGCTACGTACTTCTTGGTCCACGTCTCCGCTTCGGTGTAGAGGCGCCTTGTTTCGAGAAAGTGGCGTGTGGTTGGTGGTGGTCATCCCGGATAAACAGAGTTGCGTGCAACCATGGAAGGGTCCAAGGGATTCCCTTGAGCTTTAATTGCTAGCAAATTTTTCCGAACTGGAAACAAATGTCTCGTGGGAGAGGACGTCAGCCTCTGCCCCCTGGACGGGTCTACCCGCCCAGGCCTGGTCAAGGCCGTCGCCGCCGGCGACGCCAGCGCGGCAACGCGCGTGGTCAAGCGGACCAGGTGCAGGCGCAAGGCACGGGAAGGACCGTGACTAGGGCCTTCGGGTCAGGACCCCACCGCGGCAAGGGCGGAGGCGTGATGAAGCTCAGCCCCAGGTGCTGGGATGCATTCTCCACTTCCCATGCCCCTTTGCCGCGCGCGGTGGGGCCATACACAGTCCTCCGGACC